AGTTTAGCAAGGAGGTCAACAGACTACTGTCAACAAGGGATATATAGGAAGCCTAGGTGCTTTTGTCAAGGGGCTTGAAGTACTTTTTACCGTGGCAGATGGGCAACATCGGCAAAGGTTGCTGTGGCACCGCACCTAGCAAAGTCATCTGGTAGATCAGTCACAGAGGGGCGGTAGTAATTACACTCCACGCAAGGCATGGGTTTCTTAAACATCACAGACGCTCCTCATGCAACTTAATCAGACGGTCTAGGTACCACCGGCACTTCCTAAGGTCCTCAGTGTAGTTCTTCTTAGGATAACGACTAATATACTTGATGATGTTACCCCGAAGGTAGCCCTCAAACTCTAAGGTCTCAGTCATAAGGCTTTCGATATAGTCGATTGTCTCAATGGTACCTTGGTAGTGTTGAGGGCTATTTACGTTGTCGGGGGTGGTAGTTTTAATGGGTTTAAGGAGTATGTCATGCGGGTCATTCATTGGGGGCCTCCATCTTATGCACCTCTTGTTGTAGGAATGTGATCAGGCGTTGGACATCCTCAACCGTGAGGTCAACCCGCTCGGCGCAGTCAAAGAACATCTTACCCCCATAGCTGGTTAGTGTGAATTCAACTTGACCATCACAGTCTGTAAGGACAAACCCTTGTTCAATGTAACTACTCATCTGTAGCCTCCCCAAGCCTCTCGGAGAACCACTCAACTAGCTTTGGAAACCCCTGATGAATAGCCGCACCGATCACGCAGGCAGTGAGGTTAGACATCATAGGGTCTTCAATCTCATCAAGCATTTTGAGGGTGGTCTGTACATACCCATCCACCTCCTCAAAGTTGTCCTCAAGGAACTTTAGGATTTCAACGCTTGTCGTCTTATCTTCACTCATCTGCAAGGTCTCCCAGGGCTAAGATAGTGTTAGCTATTTTTACCCCCTCTGGGTACTCACGTTGGAGCCCAGCGGCTAGGAGTAGGGCGGCGGCAACACCATGAATACCGTGGTGGTAAACCAGAGTTTCCATCTCCAAAAGGGCAGCAGTGACACCCCCTACGTAAGTTTGCAGCTCAAGGTCTGTCATTTCAGTCATTACAAGTTCTCCTTATAGAACGCTGTTACCCACTGTTTGCAGATGTCACTCCTCACAATGTCATCCAGGGTAAACTCAATAATAGGGACGGGGATATCGTACTTCTCAGCCAGTCTTGTTATCACGCTAAGGCCGGAGGAAACCTTAAGGTCTGACTGTTGGATATCCCCGTTGAGGACAATCCTACTGCCATCGCCCACTCGTGTCAACAACATTTTAGCCTCTTCAACAGTTAAGTTTTGGGCCTCATCAACGAGAATAAAAGACTCCTCAAAGGACCTGCCTCGCATAGTGGCCAGAGGGGCAATCTCTATGTTGTTGTTCCTGATAGCAGAGTCTACCTTACCCTTACCTAGTTGCCTATTGAACACCTCCAGGACAGGGATAGCCCAAGGGATAGTCTTCTCTAGCATGTCACCAGGGAGGAAGCCCAAGCCCTTGCCTACGGACACATGGGGTCGTGTAACAACAATCTTACTGATACGAGCTTTGTCATACAGTCCAGCAGCATAAGCAGCAGCTACATAGGTCTTCCCACTTCCAGCAGGTCCGTAGCAGATAACTTGGTCATTGACCTGTAGAGCACTAAGGTACTCCCTCTGCTTTTGGGTCTTAGGGGTAACCCCTGGGGAATAATCCTCAGGGGCATGCCCAGATTTTGGCCTACGCCTAGACACCACAGGAACCCCCATGGCCAGAGATGTCACAAACATCATGAGTCATCTCAGCGAACTCTTCACCACTATGCTTGATAGCCTCCGAGTAGGGGACCACTACAAGCGGTTGCCCACCCCGTGAACCATCAGGATAACAAGTAAACCCGCGTAGTCGTGGGGCATAGCGAGCAAGCGTGTCAGCAAAGTCATCAACAGTACTCTCGTTGTTGTAAGTAGAGCCCCAAGCAGGCAGGTTAATAGTTGAAGAAATGGCCATATCAACATAGTCTTGTACATCCGCCTGGAACTTGATGCGTCGTTCGTAGTCCTTAGCTAGGTCAACAGCCGACTCAATGTTGTCAGGGTCTGCACCGTACAGGTCAATAAGCTCTTGTGCAGCGTTGTCTACAACGTACTGGTAGTGCCACTGGTTACCACCCTTCAGGTACCGACGCTTATAAGCAACAGCGAAGATAGGTTCAATACCAGAAGAAGTGCCAGCCAGAATACCGATGGACCCCGTGGGCGCAATAGCTCGGTTAGCAACAGGGCGAGAGATAGACAAACGATCAGCAAAACTGCGGCTAGCGGCATCAGACTCGCCCTTGTAGATAGACAACCATTGGTGAAGCTCTGGAACAACATCATAACGATGGCCACGCTTGATTAGCCACTCATGGATGCCCATAAGACCAAGGCCCAGGCGTCGGTTCTTAGCGCGTACCAAGTCAACCTTCTCGTAGGGTAGCTTAGCTTTGAGTGTGCCGCAGATGAGGAAAGCAGTAGCTAGGCGAACGATATCCCGAAGCTCGTCTACGTTATCAATACGTCCAAGGTTCAGGGACCCCAGGTTACAGACATCGCTATCATCCTCTGAGGTAACCTCACAACAGGCATTCCTAAGGGTCTCGTTCTCTTGGGCGAAGAAGTTAAACGACATACCAGGTTCAGCGGACCTAAGGGCTTGTCGGACATTCTCTCGGAAGGTAGACCCTGGGGAACCAGTCTCGTAATAGTTCATCAGCCAAGAGGTGTCGTAGTTAACACTGATGTTGGTCATGTCCAAGGGAGCCGGGAAGTTGAAGTCGTGAACCTTAAGGTCTCCCAAGGAAAAGCCAGAGGCCCCAACAGGCATATCATCCCAGTCCTTAACCTTAAGGAACTCTTGGATATCAGGGTGCTTCCAGTTCAGTGAGGCATAGATAGCAGACCTACGAGAACCACCCTGCATGACATTGCGGCCAATCTCATTGATCATCTTCATCTTAGGTATGGGTCCAGAGGCTTGGCCACCAGTGCGGGCAATAGGGGTGCCAGAGCCACGGTACACAGAGTAATCAACACCAATGCCACCACCAGTCATAAGACAAGACTCAGCCTTCCAGGAGAGGTTAGCCCAGTCTTCACGAGAGTCTTCTTCAGCCTTAAGCAAGAAGCAGTTGTTGAAGAACTTGTTGGGCCTACCAGCATAATACAGGTAACGACCACCAGGGATGAACTTCATGTCCTTGACGTACTTGGCTAGCTGTTGCTTATCACCCTTGGTCATAGAGTCACCTGCAACCTCACAGACATCCTCCACAAGAGTTGTAGCCAGTTGTTCCCAAGTCTCTGCACCCTCATGTCGGTACTTGTGGTTGAAGATGTCTTCTGAGAACTTTGAGCGGAACATGGGGTTGAGGTTAGACTTATAGTCCGACATTACACTAGGTCTCCTAGATAATTGAAAAGAAGTAGTAGAGGGCGGTGCATGCTACGATTAGACCGGACCCGAGGTATAACCCTGCGGTAAAACCCGCTAGGAAGTCGGTTAACATAAGTCCCCCAAGTAAGGTGGTTTGTAGTTAGGTCCCTTCATAACCTTGCCATCCTCTCGGTAGATAGGCTTCCCGTCTTCCCCAAGCTTACTCATGTTGGACTCATGTACTCGGTTGAAGGCAGTGTCCAAGTCGTAGCCACAGCGATGAGCATAGCCATAAACGACATAAAGAATGTCACAAAGCTCTTTAAGGTCGCCAGGGGTTCCAGGGTCCTCATACTGCCACTCTAGGTACTCTTCTTCAACAAGCCTAAACCCAAGCCTCTTGCTGGCCCCTGTACCAACCTCAACACCCATAGCGTTGTTAAACTCGCAGACCTTCTCAAAGTTAGTCTTCGTCTTCATCTAGGTATCCTTCAAGGTTAATCATCTGTAGTTCATCTAGGACAAGAAGGACCTCAGCCTCCGTAAGGTCAAAGTCCATAAGGATTTGGTCAAAACATAAGCTGTGCAGCAGCAAATCAATATCATCTAGTTCCATACTCTTGCCTCAATTGCTTCAGTGATACCCAAGTCATGTCATAATCTCCCTCTTCGATGTATCTCTTGATAACAACACCACAACGCCACTCGTCATTAGACTGTCCCGCCCAGGTGGACTTAGCCCCCTTGAAACACCCAGCCACAAGTCCATGTAGGGGCCTAGGTCTTGCATCTCCCTTGTAGTAGTAACTAAAGCCATGAGAGTGTCCTACTGTTGTTGAGCATGCAGTCTTTTCTACCAGAGCATGACCATGGTGTTTACTAACCATAGCCTTTCCATATGCCCCAGAGGTTATATAGTGTCCATATAGGATACCGTCAATAGTCGTAAGGGCAGGTTGACCACAATCATACTCATGATACTCATCAAACCAAACATTGGTCTGGAGATGGTCAAATGAGATACCAACACTTGAACCTTCCAGCCTTGGGTCTTTAGAGACTGCCAGCTTGATCCTGTGTTCATGGTTGCCCTCAAACCCAATGTACTTAGGCCTCTTGACCTTGGCCTTCTTTACCCTAGCCCTGAGCCTCTCTTGTGCATCCAGGTACGAATTGATGTCCTGCTCATAAGAGTTAGCTGTAATAGCTTTTGGGTTATTGTTGTCAAAACTGCTGAGAGAAGCCATATCGGCACCATCACCAAGATCAACAACGTAGTCAGGGCGTACATCATAAATAAGGCTGCCAAGCCAATCAAACCGCTCATTAGAAACCTTTGGGTCTGCGTGGGAACAAGTGAATACGATTGCTGTCTTACTCATTGCGCCTCTACGAACTCACCATCTTTGATCTTCATCTTGACCACAGTGGGTGAGCCAAGGTATCGAAGGTAGCTCCTACCACCGTCTATGCCGTTATTCATATCGTGCCTGTGTTGGCTGTAGTGTAGGTTGCCCAAGTCATCTTCAACCATCCAGAAGTCGTACTCCTCAATATGATCTGCTGAAGTGGTTGCAGAAAAGTCACAAGACACCCAAACGCCAACATAGTGGTTCCCGTGCTCGGGGTGCGGGGTACTACGGTAGAACACGTCTACGGCCCAACATCCGTCCTTGGTCACTGAGGTAGTACAAACATACTGTAAACCCTCCCCAGGAAACAGCTCCTCTATAACCTGCTGGGGGTCTAGGAGTGGTCTATGTTGTATCTTATGCTTCATTACGCGCCTTCTGTAGCTCAAGGTAGTGGTCCATACTTATCATAACCAACCAAGGCCTTCGATCAGCCCTCAGGAACACCACAGGTTCATACTGTCCGTCCTGCTTAGCTTGGTCATAGAAGCTATAGATGGTGTCAAATCGTTTCCTACGCTTAACCTCACAAGAGACCGGTAAGTAGCCTCTGGCCTTAGGGGAGAGTTGGATGTCTTCACCAGATTGCCCCATGGCAGTAGAGCGAACGTCATCAGGCTCTAGGTCTGGGAAAGACTTCAGGATGGCATCCCGTACCTCCTGTTGACCCAACCTCCCCTTCTGTTTAACTGTTGCTGTTTTAGCCACTAAAGTCCTCCAGCTTAACTGGTGGTTGCCACATCTGACCTTCCTCTCGTCTTAACCACAACAATTGAGCATTTTCGATAAGGAACTCTAGATCACCTTGGTAGGCATTAAGACAGGCCTCATACATCTCATACTCATCCTCTAGACCTTCCAAGATTTTATCCGCCTTCTTGGGGCCAATCCCTTGGACCCCTGGGATGTTATCAGCAGTGTCTCCAGTGAGCAACTGGGTGTAAAAGAACTTAGTCCCCTCGCTATCAGTCACCTTCTGGAAACTCCCGCTAACAATGTTGTAGTGATACGCTGGTATCTGAAGCATGTCCTTATCAATGGAAGCAATGATAGAGTCAGCAGGCCCATACATGGTTGCATAGATACCGATAAGGTCATCAGCCTCCTGGTCTACCGAGAACTCACCATCGTACCTATCCACCAGGTAGGTCTTAACAGATGAAAGAGACTCAGGCTTAGCTTGCTTACGGTTGCCCTTGTAGACTTTCGTCTTAGCGATAGCCTTCCTGAAGTTTGTTGTTCCTGACATGAACATGTGGTGTGCATCCACATCCGCGTAGAAACTACAGTCATCAAGGATGCCCTGAGTGATCTGATCTGCCTTCTCGTAGGGATCACCTGAGTGACCCCCTTCGTAAGAAGCTGCTGCCCTGTAGGCTACGATGTCTCCATCAATAAGGACGTATGCCATTAGCTATCCGCGTAGTCAAAGAGGTCACTATAGTCCGCAGACCACTCCTTGAGACCGTC